TTGACGAACAATAGGGCGGAGTTGGCTCCGCCACCAGGCGGAGCGGTCATTCGCTCGCTTACCTATGAGGCACTTCCATCACAACGAAGGTTCCTAGGGAAGCCAGAGCGATTTAAAGGCTTCTCCGGTCCGGTCGGATCAGGCAAGAGCTGCGCTCTCTGCTTCGAGGCCGTCCGCCTCGCTTATCAGAACCCGGGCCGAACTGGACTGGTCGGAGCTCCCACCTATGGGATGCTGTCAGACGTCACGGTTCGAGCCTTGGTAGAGCACTGCGATCGCCTCAGAATCAAGACCTCGTACAACCGCAGCAGTCGGATCCTGCATTTTTGCGATACCGGATCGCAGGTCTTGCTCCGCTCCATGGACCACGCGGATCGCTTGCGCGGCACCAATCTGGCTTGGTTTGGTCTTGACGAACTAACCTACTGCTCAGAAGACTCGTGGCTGCGCCTGGAAGCTCGACTGCGAGATCCCGACGCTACGAGACTTTCCGGGTTTGGCGTCTGGACCCCGAAGGGGTTCGATTGGGTCCACCGGAAATTCATCGGATCTAACTCTGCCGAATACGGCATTGTACGCGCGCGCCCGTTTGAGAACCAGCACCTCTTAGCGGGTACGCCGGACTACTACGAACGATTGAGGACAAGCTATGACGAACGCTTCTTTGAGCAAGAGGTACTCGGTAAGTACCTTAGCCTCGGCGCCGGTCGAGTATATCGGGAGTTTGATCGAGAGCGCAATGTGCAGGAGTGTTGTATCCAGCCTGGCGACTGCCTTATCGTCTCGTGGGACTTCAACGTAAACCCCATGACTGTCCTCGTTGCGCAGTCTCTGGACGGCGCGGTTCACGTGCATGACGAGATCGTCCTTCACTCGTCGACGACGGAGGAAGCGTTGGAAGAGTTCGAGGCGAGATACGGGGGGCACTGTGGCGGAATGAGGTTCTACGGCGATGCGAGCGGCGGGCAGCACAAGACATCCAGCCGATTCTCAGATCTGGAAATCATTCGGAGCTTCGTGCGCTCAAGACCAGGGTGGAGGGCCGATGTGCGCTTCGGTAAGGCCAACCCACCGGTCCGCGACCGCGTGAATCTTGTGAACGGGCGCCTGAAGAGCGCGTCGGGGGACATCCGACTTCGCATCTCTCCAAGGTGCGGATCTCTGATCGAGGATCTTGAGGAGACCGTTTACAAGGAGGGAAGCTCAGTCGTAGACAAGAGTGACGGCAGGCGAACTCATGCGACTGACGCCCTCGGGTATCTGCTCTGGGGCGAGCACGCTTTCCACCATCCGGTCGGCGAGCAAGCGGGACGACTGTTCTAGGGAGACGGAGCAAGGACTTGATCGACTTTCTTGATGCGGAACACCCACGATACAGCGACCGCAAGGGGCTATGGGAACGATACTGGGACCTATATGTCGGCGGCGAACAACTTAGAAGAAATGCCTCGCGACACCTCATTAAGCGACAAAAGGAGCCCACTGACGTTTACGGCGAGCGCCTCTCGCGAGTCTTCTACGAGAACTACTTGGGCAGCTGTATCGACTGGTATGCAGCCGCCCTCTTTCGAACTCGTCCGACGCTACAGTGTCGGACCAGCACGTCGTCGACTGCAGGATTCTATAAAGACTTTGTCTCGAACTGCGACTGCAGGAACACTGGCCTCTTCGAACTCCTCCGTCAGACTTTCCTCGAGACTCTAGTATTCGGGGAAAGCTACCTGCGGATCGATTTCCCTGAAGCACGAGCCGAAGCGTCCAGCCGAGCGGAGGAGGACTCGACGGGCGCCTCCAGGGCCTACGTCGCCCCATGTTCTCCGCTCGAACTCATCAACTGGAGCCAAGACTCAACCGGCGAGTTCGAATGGGCCGTTCTACGATCGACCCGCGAGTTCCAGCCGAGTCCTGGAGAGAGCCGTGTCATTCGGGAGACACGCTGGACACGATTCGATCGGGAGAACTACGAAGTATACGTCCAATGCGATGAGCCGAGCGACAGGAAGGAAGCGCGCATGGTTGCGCGCGGCCGACACGGCTTCGCAAACCTCCGCCGCGTTCCCCTGATGAAGATGTCGGTGTCCGAAGGGCTGTGGCTGGCCAACAAGGCGGGGCTCCTGGCGAAAGAACATCTAAACAAGTCAAATGCACTTTCTTGGGCGCTTCATATGGGCCTTTTCGCTATGCCTGTCGTCTATTCGGAGCGCGATTGGCAACAGATGGTCGGCGAAGCTTACTACATTCAACTAGGACCCGACGACCGGTTCGGCTGGACCGAGCCTGAAGGCAAGGTGTTTCAGATCGCGGCCGAGAATCTCGACAGGCTCAAGGATGAGATCTACCGCGTCTGCTACCTCATGACGCAGGCGGGCGGCCGAGAGGCGCGCCACCTCAGTCAGTCAGGCGAGAGCAAGCGACGGGACTTTGCGGTCACACATGAAGTCCTACGTTCCTACGGAACCATGCTTCGCGATTTTGTGAGTAAGCTGATCAGGACCGTCGCAGAAGCGCGTAAAGACGAGGTAGAAATCGAGATCTCGGGACTTGACCAGTTCGAGCATACCGATCTCAGAGATGAGATCCAGACCGCACACGACCTCAAGAAGCTTGGACTGAACTCGCCGCGACTTACGAAGGAGATGCGGAAGCGCATCGCCCTTAAGTACCTGGAGACTTCAAGCCAAGCTACCAAGGATGCTGTACTCGACGAGATCGAATGCTGCGAGACGGGAGGAAGAGCAGATGGATGATTCGGCAAGCCAAACCAGTTCAGCCTCGGGCGGATCGTCTCCGGCTACTCGCTATCGCCTGGAGCTAGAGGGAGAGCGGCGACGCCGCGAGGAATTGGAGCAGCGGGTGCAAGAACTGGCTGCAGAGAATCAGAGAACACGACGGGAAGTGGCGGAGCGGGAACGTCTCGGAAGAATCCGAGACGCTCTCCAAGAGCGGGGTGTTCGCAAGTCCGATCTCGCGGTTCGGATCGTCCGCGAAGACGTGAGCCTCTCGGAAGACGGCGAACTCTACGGAGTTCTCCGTGGCGAGAAACTTCCGCTCGAGGACTATCTGACGCGATTCCTGGGTGAGAACCCAGAGTTGCTCCCGCCTCGTATTCCAGGAGGCTCAGGAGTTCCCTCAAAGAGCGGGTCGGAACTAACCCGGTCAAGTTTCGAACTTGACGATATCCGTCCCGGTATGAAGCCTGAGCAATCCAAGAGAGCGTGGCAAGAGGTTGCCCGTCTCATGGGTTCCAACTAATTGGCCTGCCTCCCTCGACATTGCAAACTCGATTGGGGCGGGCTAACAGTCAGCACGAGGTCCGTGACGACTGCTTCGTCAGCTCAAAGCGACGTCCGAGCGGCGCTTTAGGTGGCGGAGACGGGAAGGTGAGCGCCCGATAGGGCGTTGGAGGAAGAGTCTTGAACAAAGGAGACTGTGGATGGCTGCGATAACGTCGACGAACGTCGCTCAAGCGATCGTCAAGCTCGTGGCAGCGGACGCGCTGCCTGCTCTGATGGGGAACCTGGTTATGGGCAACCTGGTTAACCGCAACTATGAACCTGTGCTGGGACAGGCTGGCGACACGGTCAACGTGCCGATTCCGCCTGCCATGAGCGCGAACAATCTCGCCGAGGGCGGGTCTGTTCAAACCCAGAATCCCGACCTAGGCAATGCGCAGATCGTCTTGAACACCCACGCCGAGGCGACCTTCCAGGTGCCGGATGTGACCAAAGTGCTGGCGGTACCCGACTTGCTCCGCGTCTATATGGAGCCCGCGGTCATCGCCATCGCCGAACGTATCGAGACGGATCTTCTCAGCCTGTACGCTCAGTTCTCCACCAATCCGGTCTTGGGTGCTCCTGCGACGACCATCACTGAGAGCGTCGTGGATCAGGCGGAAACCGCGCTTTTCCAAGCAAGAGTTCCCGCAAGCCAGCCGCGCCATCTGGTAGTCGACGCCGACTCCTACTCAGCGCTGCGGCAGATCCCTCGCTTTAGCGAGTATCAATCCGCGGGAGAAGCGGGGGTGCAGGCCTTGATCAACGGTACGGTCGGCCGACTGAAGGACTTTACCGTGTTCCGCTCGCAGTTCACGCCGAAGACGGGGAGTTCGCCTACGACCACGCACAACATGGCTTTCGCTCGCGACGCGATCGGCCTCGTGGTTCGTCGGCTACCCCAGCCCCTCCCAGGAACCGGCGCCATCGCAGAGTACGCCGAGCTAGGGAACTTCGGCATGCGAGTGGTCATGAGCTACCAGCCGAATACTCTCGCACAGCAGTTTACGGTAGACGTGCTGTACGGCGCGGCTGCGATCCGGCCTGAGTTCGGAATTCAGATCGAATCGTAACTGGCTTCGGATAGGCAGGTGGGGCAACGGAAGAAGCCCCACCTGCCCTCGGGTGGGGGCTGAATGAACTTACACACATACTATGCGCGAATTCGAAGTATCGAAGACTCCATCGCGGACGATTCGATTGTGATCAAGAGTTTGGCCACCGAAGCCGGCGGCGTCGCCGGTCGACTGACAGAGGTCAGCCGCGCGATCGCCGCTCGTATGGTTGTCGACGGCGTTGCAGAGATCGCTTCCCCAACGGAGGCCAAACGACATCGGACGGATGCCGTTGCCAGGCGAGAAGCCGAGGAAGAGCGACGGCGAGCTGCTCAGGTCCATTTCACCGTGATCTCTGAGGCTGATCTGAAGGCACTTCCCAAAAGTATCCGGGGCACGAGAGGGTAGTCATGGCGTTACTCAGGGACCGCAACGTCTCGTCGGTCGACGACCTCCGCGCCTACGAGTCTGACATCCAGGAGATCGCCCGGGCGGAGGGCATTAACGTGGAGGCTAAGATTCGCCTCGCACAGACAGAAATCGAGGCCGAACTCGAGGCGTCCGGGCGACGTTTAGCTCATGACTATTCAGGCGTCCGTATTGGAGGGAGCGAACAGACACGTACTGGTTTCCACCCGAATCAGGTGGTGGTGACTCGCCCCCTCAAGATGTGGCACGCGTATCGTACGTTGGCCCTCTTCTTTCGCGACGCCGGAAAAGGTCACAGCAAGGACCGCATGGCGAAGAAGAAGCTTGAGTACGACGAACTGGAGAAGTGGTCTTCGAGTCTGTTGTTTCAGACTGGTGTGGGGGTCGTGCTGAACCCGATTCCTCGTCCGAAAGACATCGTGATCTCTACTTCGCCGTCTGGCGCCGCTTCGGCTTCGCTCCGCGTCCAGGCGACCTGGACTCTCGGAGCCGAGGAGGGGGCTCCAAGCGACGCTCGAGCCGTCACAACTTCTGGCGGACAGTCGATCGAAGTGAGCATGCCGCCTCAACCTGAAGAGGAGGTCTCCGGCTGGAACGTCTATGTCGCAGATTCGACCGGGGCGCCGTCACGCCAGAACCTCTCGCCCCTTGCGATTGGGAGCACTTGGGCAATGCCGACCGGGGGGATAGTGAACGGTGAATCAATTCGCGACGGCCAGCTTCCTGATGTCTACCGGTCGATTCCGCAGCTGCTTTGGAGAGGATAGGGGCTACTCTTGGCAAATCTCGCGATCTCAGCCCTTCAGGCTCTGAGCACGTTCTTGACCGCTCCTGACGGAGTGAACCACGAAGCCCACAAGATCGCCGTGCGGGACATGGTACGAATCCCAGAGATCCGACCGGAACAGGTTCTGATTCGGCACGCTAGTACAGCGCTCGCCGAGGAAGCAGGTCCGGTGACCTATCCAAGCGTCTATCTCTACTGCAATCGCATCGAGAACCTGCTCGATTCTAAGTTCCGGGAGTTCTCTGGTCGAATTTTCTTGGTCGCAGAAGTCAGGGTCAGCGACCGCAGCGTACGTGAACTCGATCTTCATGCAGCACGCCTTGCCGAGGCCACAACGAGTGTGCTGACGAACCATCGGGGCAAATGGACAGACTGCTGTTCGTTTGACGGCCGGTTCGACATTGGCTTCGACGCGGTGGAAGAGGGCGGTCTAAGGTACTTGCAGACAGCTCGAGTCGAGATCGAGTTGATTGCAGCGGCGTAAAGCAAGTTAGCGACGAGGTTTGCTACATGGCAGATTGCATTCTATCCAGTCAGAATCGATTCTATGTCAAGGAAGAGACTACGTTCGGACACATTGGGGCAGTAGACTCCTCGGATCGCTTGTCGGCCGTCAAACTGGCGATCGAGCAGCGAAAAGAGACGCCCCGGCGACGTGACAAGACGGGTAGTCGGACCTTTACAGGAGTGACGCCGGGAGCGCGGCGAACTACGAACTTCTCCCTAGAGACCTATCTTGTGGAGAACCCTGTTCCCGCAACTCCTCCGGCAATCGGACCTCTCGTTTCCGCGAGCCTAGGCGGGAGCGCCAGGGTCTTCGGCGGCAGCACAGCAGGAGCGGGATCCACGACGTCTCAGATAGTGTTTGGTTCGGCTCACAATCTGGTCCAGGGGCAGGCGTTCGGATTCGACGGAGAAATACGATTCGTAGAGACCATCGTCGATGGATCCACCGTATCGACGAATGCTCCATTCTCGAATGCTCCGACGACCGGCGCAGCGCTCACGGCAGCTGTTAGCTACTTTCCAGCGAACGTACTTCCCAGCGCATCCATATTCGACTACTGGGACCCAGAATCAGCGGTTCAGCGTATCGTGACAGGTGCGTCGGTCGATCGGTTTCAAGTGCAAATCAACGCCGACTTTCACACCCTCCGTTTCGACGGACCAGCTCAGGACATCGTGGACAGCGTGACATTTGTTCCGGGCCAGGGAGAGCTTTCTGAGTTTCCCGTCGAACCTGAGGTAGTCGGGGCGACGCCGGCTCCGATCCCTGGCAACCTGGGGCAAGCATGGCTGGGCTCGACAGCCACTAAGTTCCTCACGGTTTCGTCGGCAACCGTCTCGCTTCAGAACGATTTGGCTCTCCGCAACCGCGAGTTTGGCTCGACGGTCGCGCATTGCGTCGCTCCTGGAGAACGTAGGGTAGCCGTGGATATTGAGCTCTTCGAAGCGGACGATGCGGCGACACGCGGGCTCTACGCCAGCGCGCGAGATGAAGTTCCAATCCAAGCGATGTTCCAGCTAGGACAGGCTACCGGACAGATGCTCGGCCTATACCTCCCCAACTTGACGCCCAGTGTCCCCGACTTCGATGACAGCGACCGGGTCTTGCGCTGGCGCTTCACGGAATCGAGAGCCCACGGATACGCCAATGACGAGTACGTCGTCGCGTTCGGCTAGAGGTAGCGATGAATTACGAGAGTGCAATCGAGCGAGAGTCATCGATCTGTCCTGGCGTCCGCTACAAGATCGCGCGTTCATCCTATGCTCGTAGGATCGAGCTGATGCGGCGCGTTCGCGATGCCGTCGCACGACTTCGATTCGAGGAGGCGGGGACCGACCAACTTGAGGATCAGGCCGACGCTGCGGTCAGCTCGGCGGAGATTGGAGTGGAGTACTTACGATGGGGCCTTGTGGGCTTGTCGGGTCTCAACATCGATGGGGAAGAGGCAACGCCTGAGATGCTCATCGAGCAGGGCCCCGAGGACCTGGCGGCAGAGGCGCTAGAACACGTGATAGCCGCTACGGGACTATCGGAGGAAGAAACAAAAAACTTCGGGTCGCATTCCATTTCAACCAAGAGCTCCACGCCGACTGGAAATGCGACAGCTGTAGGCGAGCCGGCTTGGAGAGAAAGAGAAACTGCGGCTGGCTAGCAGAATCAGCTCGATCAGCGCCGCAGTACCCGGTCTGGATCAGTCAACGACCGGGCATGCACGGCAAGAGACACTCGGCCTATGAGTGCCCACTGAGTCTGACTACGGCCGATTCTTGGGCGTGGATCGAAGAGTTCTGGGCACGACGATGTCTCGGGCCATCGGGAGCCTTTTCCCTAGATGAACCTGCAAGGAACGTCGAGGCGTTCTTGATTCTTGAGGCCGAAGCGGGCGCGTGGCGACAGGAGGACAATGGCGAATCGATTTGAGGAACTCACCACATCGCAGCGAAGAGCGAGCGAAGAACTGAGCCGACTGACCTCTCAGCTCAAGGACCTGTATCGGGGCCCATTGTCGAGCCACAACAATACTCCAGCTACAGCCGCGATCGTTCAGAGCGCACGACCGCGGCCAAACAATTCAGCGCTGGGCGCCCTGCAAAGCCAGGCTACACAGCTCCGACTAGACGCCGTCGCTAGAGGGCTTGCGGTGCTGGCTAACGGAATGTCGAGCAATACGTCGGCCATCCGCGAGAGCGTGACGGCAACGTCGCGCTTGACCACGGGCCTTGCCGGGAGCTTGTCGTCCGAGATTCCCGCAGGCGCTGTCGGGTCGACGCTCCTCAAGTCCGGGCTCGGTCTTGCCTCCATCGGTTCCGCGATTGCTGGTCTGTTCCGTCGCGATAAGAGAGAAGAGGCCGATTTCGCGATCTTCAAACCTCCGCCGCCACAACGAATCCACGCGGTCAACACCCCGGCATTCCCAACTGACAGCCCGTCGTCCCTGACTAGCGACTCAGCGAACACCTCGGGCCCCCGGAACTCGCAACCCGCCAGCATTGTCGTCCAAGTAAACGCACTCGATTCTCGGTCATTCTTGGATCGGTCGAGCGAGATCGCGTCCGCGGTACGGGAGGCCATGCTGCATACGCACCCGTTGAACGATATCGTCAGCGAACTATAGGAGAAAGACCGCAGTGACACCTACGTTCGAAAATGTACCCGACCATTGGAAGCAACCGCTTGGACCCTATAGGCAAGCGCCGAGCGAGTACGGCGGTCGGTGGTGGATGACTAACCCTTTCACGGGGGAGCAGCCTTGGACAAGGTCCGCTCCATCCGCAGTCACAGACTCGGTCCCTGCCGGCTTCGAAGACATCTTCGGAAAGCGTCCACAGTCGCAAGACTTTCATTCCGCTTCCAACCCGAGCTTGGCCTTTCGGATGGCGATCACCATCTGGGAGCAGGAACTCACCTATTTCAAGAAGGCCGGCTTCCCGGAGTGGGCCCCTTCCAGCCACTGGCAAGATGCAACCGCAGCCTTCCGGTTCTGGGGACTCGGCGAGCCAACTCACTACGAAGGTCGATACGGATGGATGACTCGATTCACCGGGGCGCAGATTCGGGATTTCGAGTGTACAACCTGGACTGCGCTGCATGCGGCGCACCTCGTGGTCGCGCAGTACCAGCTCCGACTATTGGACGAAGGCATCGTCCCTGGCATCAAGCATCCATTCGTCCCACCGTCGGCGTGGCCGCAGCATTCGGAATAGTACAGGAGCCCACCTCATGTCACAGATCAAGTCTGGCAAGATCACAACGCTCGGCGGAGAGGATAGATCCGGTTCACTGGAGCTTGGAACCGATACTCTCGTGGGGATCTACATACCATCCGCCATCGAAGCAACGCACGTCGGAATTCAGTCCAGCGAAGACAATCTAGAATTCTCGGATCTGCTGGAAGACGGCGCTCCACTGACGCTGCCGATCGGCGGGGGATCCTACGTTGCTCTCGACCCAGTGAAGATGCTCGGAGCGCGGTTCATAAAGCTACTGCATTTTGACGGCAGCGGAACACCAGTGACCGAGTCGGCGAACCGCTCGTTTACCATCGTGTTCCGCTCGTTCGAGTGAGCCAGATGTCCATCTTGCTCCTCAGCAACAAGCGCACTCATCTACCATCCGGACTCCAAGCTCTCTACGCTTTCGACGAAGGGGCCGGTCAGACGCTAGTCGACCAATCGGGTAACGGTCATGACGTCACGCTCGGCTCGACCGGAGGGCCGGACGGCAACGATCCCCTCTGGATCCCTGAAGGTCTGCGCTTTTCAACCGACCGCTATGTAGACGGTGGCGGGTTCATGGCGCTAAGGCCAGAGCACTGGACGATCTGTGCTGTCGTCAGACAAACCCCGGGCGTCCCTGTTCCCCTCCTCGGATGGGGCAGCACGTCTTTCCCATCGGTCTACGTGGCGGCTCCGTTTAATTCAAATCGACCGCTCATCTGGCTAGCCAACGGTTGCTTCCGCTACTTTGAATCGACTAGCCCCGTGAATCTGCAGGATGACGGTTGGCATTTTGTCGCCTTCCGTTGTCCGGGCAACACAATTGCTGCGATCGAGGGAAGCTCACTCATCGTCGACGGGAACTCTCAAGCAATCCACAGCACTGTTACTAGCGAAGACGGTCTCGCCAAGACTACGGTCAGAATCGGCGCCGCCGGCTCAAACTACTTTGCGCAGGCCGATATCGCGTTGCTTTCCATGCACGACCGCGTCTTGACTGAGCAAGAGGTTGAGACGATGCGCGCATACGCGAAGCTCCAGACGGCAGAGCGGGTCGCCCTACCGTAACGAGGCGGTCACCAAGCAACTACGAATCGGCGCCATAGCACCAAGGATGGTTCGGATTCCGAGCGAACTAGCAACTCGGTCGTCCCGGCCAGTGCTAGTTCCCCTATCCCGTTGCCGGACGCATGGTACGGGCAGCTGGGCTCTCGAGGAGGCCGGTAGCTCGCAACCAAACGATCCGCCACTCGCCCGAAGTGAAACGCGCGACCAGTCGCGCCAACAAGCCTTTTCTCACGGAGGGCGCTCGAAAAAGTGACGAAGTTTCCAAAACTCAAGAGTGGCGCGGTCACCCAGTATCCGGCCGAAAGATCTCATTCCACGGCCACCGAGATCGCTCGATTCGTCGACGGCTCGGAGCAACGTTACCGAGATTCCATCGACGCGGGGACACGCTGGGTCATCGAGCTGTCTCGGCTCGACGAGTCGGAGTTGTCTAGAGTCAAGAACTTTGTCGACGCCGTTCAAGGCTCTGCCGAAGTCTTCGAGTTCCCGGATCCGTGGGGAGATCAGTCGCCCCGCATCTGCAGACTGGAGAGCGATGAGTTCGAATCGGAGTCGGTAGACGAATTCGACTCGCGCGCCCGATTGATCGTCGTGAGCATCGCATGAGAGTCTTTCCTCAGCTTGGGAGCGGGTCTGCCGCACAATTTCCGTTCTCTCGACAGGTACGGTATAGATCCATAAGGAATGCCCCCATCGGCGGACCGGAGATCGGCTACCAGGATCCTTACTTCGAGGAGAGGCGCTGGCGACTCTCGCTTAGCAGCCTCAGCGATGCCGAGTGGACGAGCATAGAAAGCCTATTCGTGGAGTGCGGCGGGCGCCTGCTACCGTTCCTCTTCCTAGAACCGGGCGCCAATCTACTGAGGTGGTCGGAGAGGCTCAGCGATCCGTCATGGTCGACGTCGGGAACAATAGCCGTCCACGACGATCAAGCTGACCCAAACGGCGAGTCGCACGCAAGTAGAATTGTCGCCGGGTCAAGCGCTGCGATCGCCCAGACGCTCGAGGCGCCGGCGGACTTCGCGTACGCAGCGTCGTGCTCGTTTAGAACAAGTCACGCGGGCGTCACTCTCAGCTTGCAGGACGGAGTTGGCCTTACAAAAACGGTAGTGGCCGCGCCCGACGGCACCTGGCACCGATATGATCTCTCATTCCGAGGTAGCGCCGGCAGCGAGTCTCTGGAGTGGAAGATCAACTTTCCCGCCAACTCTGAGGTGGACGTCTACGGTCCTCAGTTAGAGGCTCAACAAGCCTCCTCCGTGTACAAGCAAACAGCCTCAAGGTCAGGCGTCTTCTCTGCCGCCCGCTTCGACCACGATTTGTTGCCGGACCGGCTAACCGGCCCCGGAAGTCATTCAGGGGAGGTCACAATCGTATGGACCCCATTGCTCAGCTAAAGGAATCGACCGTTGCGCAAACGCCGCTCCTGTTGTTCGATGTCGAATTTCACGACGGAGAGCGTGCGGGCTGGTCTACGCACGAGGTCACGATCGACGCGAGAAGCTACCAAGCACGGGTTCTGCGACACAACGTCCTGGAGGTCCAAGCTGCGAGTGAGGGCGGAATCGACGGGATTCCGCGCATCGTACTGACCCTCGCGAATGCGGATTCCGCGCTGTCGCAGCTCCACCAGGCGCAGAATCTCAAGGGAGCGCGCATTCAGGCTACGTTCCTGTTCTTCGACCTTGAGAGCAACACTCCCGCGACGGAATCGACCGTTGTGTTTCAAGGTCAACTCAACCCGCCTGAGGAGATCACTGAGGGCGAACTTCGCCTCACAGCGGTCAACCGGATGAGCATGCAGCGAGTCTTGTTTCCGCCCGTGCGGATTCAGCGCAGATGCCCGTGGTCGTTTCCCTCCAACGCGGCGGAGCGGCAGGACGCCGTCTCAGGAGGAGCGGAGGGACGATTCTCAAGGTTCTACGCGTGCGGCTACTCGGCGGGCGAGAGCGGTGGAGTTGGGTCTCTAGGTCCGGGGGGACAACCGTTCACCCAATGCAGCTTCACCCGTTCCGACTGTCAAGAACGCGGCATGTTCGACCGCGACTCTGGCGGCGAGACCTCTCGTCGTTTCGGAGGCGTAGAGTTCGTGCCTCCAGCGATCGCCGTGCGAAGTTACGGATCTCGCGACCACAGCGTCTCGAAGCTGGCGGTCAACGAGGCGCGCTACAACGACTTTGTGCCGTTGGCGTACGGGACAGTCTGGATCGAACCGCCTGTCGTGTTCGCGAGGAATGATGGCAATCTGACGCGAATGGAGGTCCTTTTGGCCTCGGGAGAGATCCATCGTGTTCAGAAGGTGGTTGTAAACAACATTGAGATTCCTGTCGGCCTTGAAGGCGTAGACATGACCGGCGGCGGATGGTGGAACCTGTTCGCGGGCGGCGGCCGGACAGGCGGTTTCAATCTGAACTTCACCAAGCCGGACGGCACGCCCCTCGGAGACCCGTACGGCGGGATGTCCGCCCTCTCAGTCGTCGTCCCCAATCAGGTCCATGGCGGAAGCTCGCTTCCGCGCGTGCAAGTCCTACTCGACGGGCTCAAGTTGGCGCAATACGACGGGAATGGTGACTACGTCGAGACGAGCTTCTCGAACAATCCGGCGTGGGTTCTGCTCGACGTCTTACGTCGAAGCGGCTGGAGAAGCGACGAACTTGACCTCGGGAGCTTCGCTATAGCCGCGGCGGTCTGTGAGGAGCCGATCGCAGCATTCGACAATGCGGGCAACCAGATCTCGATTCGGCGATTTGAGTGCAATCTAGCTGTCAAGGAGCGCCGCACTGCCGCGGAGGTAGTCCGCGCGATAAGGAACTGTGCGCGAATGCAGCTCTCGTACCAAGACAGCGGAGCCATCGCGGTGTTCGTCGAGGACAGCCTCCTCCGACAGCAGCCGAGCAAGCCGGAAGGCTCCAACGCTCTGACAGAACTCAACGGCGGATGGGCGGCGTACCACTACACGGACGGGTCGCTCCCTGAGATCCCCTCGGGGTTCTTGACTCGTGCTGACGGATCTCCAGCGATTCGTCTGTATTCGCGCTCAATCGCCGACACCCCGAACCGTTACTCGATAGAGTTTGCTGACCAATTCAACGAGTTCCAGCAGGACAGTCTAGACCTCATCGACGCCGAGGACGTTGCGAGGACCGGGCGAGAAGTGGCGGGTAGGCTAGTCGTCGACGGTATCGCCAGCTATGATCAAGCGGCTCGGATCCTGAAATTCTATTTGGACAAGTCCATCTCAGGCAATACCTTCATCGAGTTCGAGACTTCCGTGAAGGCGATCGGCCAGAAGATCGGGGACATCATTGCAATCACCTATCTCAAGGAGGGGTTGCTCGCACAGCCCTTTAGGATTCTCAAGCTAGCCCCCAACACGAACTACCGTCGCGTCCGAATCACGGCGCAGATCCACGATGACGCTTGGTACGTAGATACGAACGGCCAGCTTTCGCTGACGCCCCCGACAAGCCGCCAGCCGGATCCTGGTACGGGTGTTCCTGGCTCCCTATACGGCGACGAGTTGGATGAGCACGGAGAGCCGGCTTTCGGCCTACAGGAGTTCCAAACCCACGGCTCTGACGGAACGATTCTCACAGAGCTGGAAGTTCGGTTTCGGCCGCCGTCAGCTGGACGGTCCCTGTCAGTCGGCGTTCCGTCCATTAGTCTCACAACGATGATTGCCAGCGTTGGCGGCAGCATAGAGGGTGGTCAGACGCTCTACTACGCCGTAACGGCGATAGACGATGGGGGTCTAGAGGGGAACCCGTCCTTCGTCGTGCGGGCAGAGGTTGACGCCGGCTCCACGACGAACACTGTGACGCTTCAGTCGATGCGGTTCACTTCGGAGGCCGTCTCGTTCAACGTCTACCGTGGCCCGACTCCTTCTCGATTGTTTCGCATCGCAACCGAGGTACCGGTCGCTCAGGATTTTGTGGACACAGGGTTCCATGCGGATCTGGACGGTGCGCCAAGCCCGTACTACGACCACGCAAATTTCTATTGGCGACAAGAAGACGTCCCGGAGCAGTTCGCCTCCATTTACTCGAATAACTCCATCGGGAGTTCGCAACTGTCTCTAGTCGAAGATGCGTTGGTCGGACGCTCGGTACGAATCCTGCGGGGAAAAGGTGCGGGGCAAGAACGCAAGGTCATCGGCAACACCGTCGACACCCTGGTCGTAGAACCGGACTGGGAGTTGCCCCCGGATCCCAGCAGCGCATTCGTAGCCGCCGAGGGCACGTGGCACTTTGGGGGCCGGGCACGGTCAAGTCCTGCCAGGTTCCAAGTTCCCAACGTTCAGGACCGTGTCATCCAGGTCACTGGTCGCTCGGCGAACGTCAACAACGTAGAGTCGTTGGAGGGGCTCGCGCTCATCACGCGATGGCGGATCGGCGGCGGCGGACTAGGGGTGTCCGACTACGACGCTCCTCCGGAACCCGGATTCGGCTTGGTCGCGCCGGGAGACGGCTCGGTTACGTTGGGGGCGGTGGCATTCACTACCTTGGAAAATACCCAGTCGGTCCGAACCGGCGTTTTTCGCTACTGGTATCGGGACGAGCTGCAACTTGCTGCTCCCGCGACTTTGTCCGGGGCAGTCGACGCAGAGTCGACTACGCTCCTACTCGGCGCGGCCATCAGCGTGGCGCCGGACGACCTGCTTCTCGTCGACAGCGAGGTCATGAAGGTCCTGGAGGTCAAGCAAGCCGGAGCCGAATGCGAAGTCGGGCGCGGGCGCTCCGGCAGCACGCCGACGGCGCACGCCGGCGGCGCTGAAATACACGTCCTGTCGACTCGCACGGAGAGCCTCAGCTTCGAACCGAACTTCTTCGGCAGGCCCGAATCGGCGAACTGGGCGCATACGATCTGGGCCCCGGGAATACGGATAGCATGCGCGGAGATGACAGTCTCCAATGCATTTGGGCCCAGCCCAGCCTACGTCGCTGGTTTCTCAGAGCTCATCGACAGCGGTCTGCGGACTCTGCGCGGCGGACAGTACAACTTTCAGATTGAGGGAACGCTGAGTATCGCGAACGAAGCAACCCCTTCGCTGGTAGTCCAAAACACGGTGTCGGTGAGAGACATCTTCGCAACGGTGAAAGCCGCGCCGATGGGAGCCGATGTCACTCTCGATCTGAGGAAGGACGGCGCTCTATACTCGACGCTGGTAGTCCCAGACGGCCAACTCTCGGCGACTCCAGGGGATGGCGGAAATCTCCCCCCACTAACCCAAGGCTCTGTCCTCGAACTGGATATCGTATCGGTCGGCACTCAGTTTCCGGGACAAGACCTGACCCTGACGGTTCGACTCTAG